AGTTGTTGGTCAAGCAATTCGTACACAAAATGCAGAATCTGAAAAGGTTGCATCACAGAATGAACTTACATCAAAACTTGCTGTTGCTGAAAAGCAGAGAGATAACAACCTAAAAATTGCGGAGTTTAAAGCAGAAACCGACAAAGCAAATGCAAATGCTGAAATTGCCGGTGAATTGCAGAGAACTATTAGACAACAAGAGGTTGCAGAACAACAAGGTAAGATTGAAGTTGTTAAACAGGAACAAGCAAATCTTGCAGCAATAAAAGAAAAGGAAGTAATTGCTACAAAGGCTGAATCGGAAAAACAAAAAAGAGAAATTGAAGCAGAAGCAGAAGCAAATGTTCGTAAAGTAAATGCTGATGCAACAGTACAAGTTGCTGAGAAAGAGGCAAGTGCTACAAAAATTACGGCAGAAGCAACGGCAGAAAAGACACGAAAAGAAGGTACAGCTATTGCAGATGTTACAAAACAAAAGGGTATCGCAGAAGCTGAAGTTATTAGACAAAGAGGTATTGCAGAAGCGGAAGTTGAAAAGCAAAAACTAATGGCACAAGCCGAAGGTGAAAGAGCATTAGCAGAAGCTAGAGCCTCAAATGAAAAGGTCAACTTTGAAATTGAAAAGTTGAAGATTGAGAATGAAGCTAAAATTACTATCGCAACAAAGACAGCAGAAATTATGGCTAATATCGGTCAGAACGCAGAATTTGTAAATATTGGTGGTAATTCTAATGGTGAAACAGGCAATGTTCTCATTGACACACTTTCAAATATTCCAACACTTATGAAAAAGTTGAATGTAGAAAATCAAGCACTTAATGGAAAATCATTAAATGATGAAGTTAAGAATTTGGTTACAAGTGTAGCAGAACCTATTAAGGGTTTACTTTCAACAACTACAAACACAACTATAAATAATGTTGAACAGAATAAGAAAAAAACTACCGATGATAAGACTACATCGGATGAGCCTGTTAAAGTTGATGAAGAAAAGTAATACATAGTCTTAATGGTTATAAGATATAATTTATTTTATAACCATATGTGGATATGATGTAATGGTAGCATACAAGTTTTCCAAACTTGTTGTGAGGGTTCAAATCCCTTTATCCACTCCAAATATTGTGGTGTCGCCAAGTGGTTAAGGCATAGGACTTTGACTCCTACATCATTGGTTCAAACCCAACCACCACAGCCATATATGGGTATTTAGTTCAGTTGGTTAGAACGCTTGGCTCATAACCGAGGTGTCTGGGGTTCGATTCCTCAAATACCCACCAATGGGTTGCAAAATTTAAAATATACAGTAAATGTAGTATCTCCTAGTTCATTTGTTCGTATTTATTGTACGGATTTTGCAACCCTAAATATGACATAATACAAGTTCAAATCTTGTTTGTGTCACCATCAACCGAACTGTGATGTTGTGTTGTTTCAGCTCTTGTTTGGTCTTTAGGATAGACACGGAAAATCCCGAGAATATAAGTTTATATCCGTGAAAACAACTAAAGAAGATTTTCGTTAATACACTTACTGCAATAGGTGAAAGCATAATACCAATTATGCACAATTCAAATGATTCCTTAATTTAATGTGAACAGGTTTTTGTTGAGTTTTGCAGGACTCAACAGATATGTGCCATTAACTCAGTTGGTAGAGTACACGACTTTTAATCGTGATGTCAAGAGTTCAAATCTCTTATGGCACACCATTGATGGCTGAAAATACTCATCCTTCTAAATATTTTGCTTGTTAAGCAGGATGTTGTCGGTTCGAGCCCGGCACTACCTACGGGTAGTTAGCTCAATTGGTAGAGCACCTATAAGAAATAGAGTATAAAATTTCCATCATTTTTTTGTCGGCTATGCCGGGACTTCCTTCTTTTTATTTTATAATAATGGTTTTCGATAGTTCCGGCAATTTCCGAATTTTAAGTAAAGGAGATTGTAATGAAAAACATTAAATTATCTAAAATATTATTACAACGAAAAAACTTAATTGAAATTAAACCAAAGAATATTACATATGAACAAGACAATATTGAGAAATCATTGATTGTTTCAATTTTAAAGAATATTCAATCATTGGGATTTACCTTTTCAAAAGAATTATTTGAGAAATTATCTCATTTAGATAAAAATGAAATAATTTCTTTTTATCATTTCATAATTCCAGAATTAAAAATTCTTGTAGGTGATGATGTTGAATATAAACCAATGTACCCAAACTTTCCTAAACAAGTTATGGAAGCAAGTGAAGCAGAATTATTCATAAACGCAATAGTTCATTATTGGTCTTTCGGCACATTATTACCAAAATACGAGGAAAATAAAAGATTACCATTAATTGATGATAATAAAATGACTGTTTTATCACTAGGAAGTCATCAAGATTTAATGGATATTTTCACAAATCTAGTAAATAGTAAGACTTCTATTTCTCAACAAGACAAGGAAGATATTGAAACAATCATTTTAAATTGTCCTGATTATGAAAAGTATTTACCTGATGAAATTCCGTTAAAGGAAAATGTTGCATATGTTTGTAAACTAATCATTGAAAAAGCGCCAATTAAAAATGCTAGTTCAATTAGTAAATATTTCAAAACTGCAACAGATGTATTACGATTAATAACTGCTCTTTCTGGTGGTGATATTAGTTTATCAGAAAAGACAATGTACAAGCATTTGAAACGACCTGAAAGAAGAATGATGATGGACTTGCTTTCTGAGTGTAATAACATTGTTGAAGATATGTTCAGATATAAGTTTGAATGGATTCGTATTGGCGAAATTATTCATCCTAGTGAATATTGGTACATTAAAAAATACAATTCAGTTCGCAATGCTTTTTATATTTTAAGAAATAAAAAGAAACCATTGTTCTTTGCAGGTAAAGTTCAAAAGGCTATCCTAGAGAACGATATGGAAACGGCTGCGAATATTTTACAGAATAGACCGGGTGATTTTGCTAGACAACTTGATAAACTTATTAGAGAAGCTAAAAATCCAAGTAGAATTATTAAAGCCTTTAAAAAGGTAGCTAAAGAAGTTTCTAATCCTGTTTTATTACAGGTTAGACAACACTTTATCGGAAGAATGACAGATAATGAACCTGTAAGAGTATTCTTTCCAAAGGGGAATTTAGCAAAAGCAATGGTTGTTCCAAATGACCTTCCTAAGATTTCAGATGAAGTTTGCAAGTCTATTTCAAAAATATGTCTTAATGCTTTAGTTGAAAAGTATGCAGAGAAAGAACCAATGGGAAATGTATATGTTGATGATGAATTAAAAAATTATCTTGTTCCTTTTAATCAAAGAAGTGCAAGTAAAGCCGTTAAAACCATTGTTAGAGGTAGCCAAATTCCTATTGGAAAAAATTCAAATGCTATTAGAGGTTTTATTTGGTGGACTAATGCCGAACATTCAATAGTTGATATTGACTTATCGGCGGTTATTTATGATAAAAATTGGGATTATGTAGAACATATATCTTATACAAATCTTCGTTCATCAAAATATCGAGCTTGTCATTCTGGAGATATTACAAACGGCGGAGATATTAACGGTAAAGGTGTTGCAGAATTTATTGATATTGAAATTGATGAAGTTGCAAAAAATGCAGGTAGATATGTAGTATTTCAGGTGCATAGTTATACCGGACAAAGATTTTCAGCACTTCCAAATTGTCGGTTTGGTTGGATGGAAAGAGAATGTGTTGATAGCGGTGAAATCTTTGAACCATCAACGGTTGAAATGAAAATGGATTTAACATCAAATAGTCAAATTTCTATTCCAGTTATCTTTGATTGTGTTGAACACAAATTTATTTGGTGTGATATGGATTTACAAAATGCCCATAGACACTATGGTGGTAACAATCTTGAAAGTAATTTGAGAGGTGTAACTGCTACTTGTTATGGCATTGAACATCTTAATAAGCCAAATATCTATGACCTTGTTATGATGAATGTTATGGCAAGAGGTCATAGAGTGAATGATAGGAATAAGGCAGATATTATTTTTAGTAATGATAAAACAAATCCTATTGAAGTTAGTTATGAAATTGACAAAGTATTAGGTGTTTTGACACCTACGGTTGTCGAAAAATCGGAAGTACCGATTATAACATCGTTTGACACTGACTACTTTATGGGTCAGTTGTTATAAATAAAAATGTGGCTGGAGTTTTCTTCCTTCTAATAAAAAAGAATGGATTTAATATCCATTTCCAAATTATGGAGTCTTAGAAAATTAAATTTCCACGATTATTCTATTTTTCTGTGATTTTGGCACTTATGATTTGAAATAAAACTAGTGCCACTACCACATTCCTAAAATAAAAGATAAGAAAGAGTTCAAAATAAATATGAGTGAAACATTTGTAATCACAAGAAAAGTAAAAATATTTCCTGTTGGCGACCAAGCAGAAATTGATAGGGTTTATAAATATTTGCGAGATGGAATGGAGTCTCAGAATAAAGCAATGAACCAATATATGTCGGCTTTGTATGTAAGTATGATGCAGGAAACTAGCAAAGAAAATAAGAAAGAATTAAATAACATTTATCAGAGAATTAGTACAAGTAAAAAAGGTAGTGCTTATGATAAAGATATTCAATTTGCAAAAGGGTTGCCAATATCTACTTTTGCTAAAAAAGTAAAATCCGAATTTAGTACAGCTATGAAAAAAGGTTTAAGATATGGTAGGGTGTCATTACCGTTTTATCGTGCAACAAATCCACTTTATGTTCATAGAGATTATGTTAGACTACTTGAAACAAATCCTCATCAAAAGACTGGCATATATCATAACTATAAAGATTATGACGATTTCTTAAAACATTTATATAAATCAGATTTTAAAATGTTTATTAAATTTGCGAATAATATCACTTTTGAAATTATATTTGGTAGTCCAAACAAATCTCAAGAACTTCGTTCGGTATTTGATAACATTGTTAGAGGAGTATATGAAGTTCAAGGTAGTTCCATTGGAATTGAAAAGAAAAAGATTATTTTAAATCTTTCATTAAAAGTTCCTAAAATTCGGGTTAAACTATCCGAAGATGTTGTCTGTGGTGTTGACCTTGGTGTTGCAATTCCTGCTATGTGTGCTTTAAATACAAGTGATTATAAAAGAGTCGGAATTGGTTCAGCAGATGATTTTATTAAAAAGAGAACACAAATACAATCTGAATACAAAAGATTACAAAAAGGTATGGCAAATAATAGTGGTGGTCACGGACGAAAAAAGAAATTTGCCGTACTAAATAGATTTAAGAATTATGAGAAAAATTGGGTTCAAAATTATAATCACAATGTAAGCAATAAGGTTGTTAAATTTGCATTAAACAATGGTGCAAAATATATTAATCTCGAAAATCTAAAAGGATTTGGTGACGAAAATACAAAAGGTAATCCAAAGAGTTCTGAAGAAATTGAAGATGATTCTAAGAATAATCGCAAGAAGTCTTTTATTCTTCGTCAATGGTCTTATTATCAGTTACAGCAGTATATTACATATAAAGCAAATAAATATGGAATAGAAATAAGAAAAGTTGACCCCAAATACACATCACAAATATGTAGTTGTTGTGGTAATTTAGAAAAGGGTCAAAGAGTTGACCAAGCACATTTTGTTTGTAAATCTTGTGGTGCTAAATTAAATGCAGATTTTAACGCAGCAAGAAATATTGCAATGTCAACAAAATTTATAGAAGAAGATGATAAGAATGAAAATTCTTAATCATTAAAAGCAGAAAGCGAATATATTACATATGGTATTTTGATATTCGTGAGTAACGGTAAATTTTATTGCCGAAGAGTGAGGTAATATTGCACTCACTAAAACCTATGTAATTAATGCCTATGGTTATTATTTGAGGTTTTAAACTAGTATAAAATTACATAGGTATAAAAACTCTATGAATAGAATATATAAGTTCCCTTAGTTTTAAACTAGTATAAATTTACATAGGTATAAAACTCAAAAGCAAGTTGCTGATAAACTAGGTGTGTTTTAAACTAATATAAATTAATATATGATTAAAGATAGCAAAAGCTATCATTTTTTTAACAAGCTATAAAATGTTACGAAAATATACTTGACATTATAAAATAGTTGATATAAAATTAAAAATGTGGTTTTTAATATTGAATTAAAGCCAAATTAACAAGTTATATTACATTTATAAAATGTAATGAAAATATAATAATAATCTAAAACCTTAATCAGATTTTTTGTTTTTTGTGTTTTGTTTTTTTTATGTTACTCTTTTCGTCTGATTAAAAACCGTTAAGGAAGTAAAGTTTTTTGAAGGGTCTTTACTACATATATATTTCAATCAAGGGAGAATTAATATGTTTGAAAATGTTGTTGTTGGAAAGCCGATTGTTGAACCAAAATCATTACTTGCATATGACGATAACGATTGGGAAAATAATGAAAAAGAAAAGACATTATTTACAGATACAAGATTTTTACCAAAGATTATGAAAGAAGCCGGAATGGTTAGTTCTACAAGTATAGTGAGAAAGAATAAACCAGAACTTGCAATTACCCTTGATAAACTAGATTGTTTATTTATTAAATGGGGCAAGAAATATCTTTACATAGTAGTTGGGAATTAATATTTGCTGATATGGTGGAACAGGCAGACACGACAGATTCAAAATCTGTTGCTTAGGCGTGTGAGTTCAAATCTCACTATCAGCACCAAAATAATAAGAAATGGCGGAAGGTTCTTATTGTTAAATATCATCTCCGACAAAAGGCGTGTGCTAGGGCTATAAAGTGGTGATAACACTATTCCACAAAAGGTTTGGTTGTTCCTATTAAAAACAACCATAATTAATTATATAGTTCTAATTTATGATAGAAAGTTAGGTGTAATTATGACTAGTAGTAGAAATGCCAAAGTTAAAGAAACAATTTATGATTTACTTGTTAGAGATAGAGTTGCTAGAACAGATGATGTTTATTTATACAAGAAAGTCATTTCAAAGTTATCTCCGAATCTTTTAACACAACCATTTGGAGATGTTTTATCAAATCATTTTGATAATGGTTTTATTAATTTTGAAACTGTCCGAAGAGCAAGAGCAGATATTCAAAGCAAACACTCTGAACTTGTTGATGATAATACATACAAGAAAAGAAAGAAATCTCAAGAGTTCTATATTAAGGAATTGCTTATGGTGTAAAGGAGATATTTATGAGTTATAGTGATTTTGATAAAAGAATGAAGAAGTATGAATTTGTTTCTCGAAATTATTTAACAGCTCGTATGCCTGTAATTATTAGAATTGATGGCAAAGCATTTCATACATTTACAAAGCATTTTGCAAAGCCTTTTGATATTGTGCTTTCAGAAACAATGCAAGACACAATGAAATATTTGTGTGAGAATATTCAGGGTTGTGTTCTGGGTTATACACAATCGGACGAAATAACCTTGGTTTTAGTTGATTACAAAAATATCAACACTTCGCCTTGGTTTGATTACAATATTCAAAAGTGTGCAAGTATTGCTTCAAGTATGGCTACTATGATTTTCAATAAGAAATTTGCAGAAAATGTTGAAGAATATTTACAAACTGAAGGACTTTGTAATTATATTATGCCTTTAAAAGAAAAGGCTGAAAAACAAATGGCAATGTTCGATGCTAGGGTGTTCAATATTCCTAAAGAAGAAGTGTGCAATAATATTTATTGGCGACAGCAGGATGCTATCAGAAATTCAATTCAGATGGTAGGTAGGGCGTATTTTTCTCATAAAGAATTATTTAAGAAATCTCAAGAAGATATTAAGAAAATGCTTTTAGAATTGAAAACTGTTGATTGGAATTATTGTGCAACAAAATTTAAAAGAGGTAGTTGTTGTATTCGCAAAATTGACGAAGAAACAGGTAGAAGAAAATGGATTATTGATAACGAAATCCCTATATTCAAGGGTGATGGTTGTAAATATGTTAATGATTTAATCTTTATAAGCGAGTGATATTAACAGAAAGCGAATATATTGCATATGATATTTTTGATATTCGTGAGTAACGGTAGATTTTACTGCCGAAGAGTGAGGTGATATTGCACTCACTAAAACCTATGTAATTAATGCCTGTGGTTATGACTAGTATGAATTTACATAGATATAAAACGAATAGAATAGTAAGAAGGTCTAAAGATAATTTAAAAAATTCACAATATAAGAAGATATATGATTTATGGTGGGAACTATATTAACTTATATCTTTTAATAAAGGAGGTAGATACTGATGGTTTATATCACAGGAGATACTCACGCTCAATTCAATAGATTTAATACCAAAATGTTTCCGGAACAAAAGGAAATGTCAAAAGATGACTATGTTATCATATGTGGAGATTTTGGAGGAGTATGGAATTATTTCTACTCTACAAAAGAAGAAAAATATTGGTTAGATTGGTTTAGTAATAAACCATTTACTTTGCTATTTGTTGATGGCAACCACGAAAATTTTGACAGATTATGTGGCGATTTTCCGACTATCAATTATCACGGTGGGAAAGCCCACAAAATTCGTAATAATATTTATCATCTTATGAGAGGGTATGTATTTGAATTTGATAATAAGAAATTTTTCGTATTTGGTGGAGCAAAAAGTCACGATATACAAGATGGTATTTTGAGGTTAGAAAACTATCCTACATTAAGTGACCTAGTTAAAGATTATAACAGACTAACCAAGTCAGGCAAAATGTTAAGAATCAATCAACTATCGTGGTGGGATAAAGAATTACCTGCATATCACGAAATGAAAAGAGGAATAAGAGAACTAGAGAAAGTTGATTACAATGTGGACTATGTAATTACTCATTGCTTACCTTATAGTATTATTTCAACTTTATATACTAATAGCCGTGACAAATTAACTAAATATTTTGATTCATTGTTGGATAAAGGCTTAGACTTTACGGAATGGCATTGTGGTCATTATCATATGGAAACAAAATTATTAGACAAATACATAATTCATTATGAAGAAATTAAGAGGTTGATTTAATGATAAATAAAGCATTAACAAAATCTCAATGTAAACTAAAAATTGCGATAATTACAGAAACTAAGTCGGAAGCCATTAAATTTTACAACAAGTTAGTTGATAAAGATATTCCACTAGATAAAAGTAATACTTTGATTGATGTTACCCCAATATATATAGTTTATTGGATAGGTAAAAACACATCTGATTGTGGAAGTAGGATTAATTATGTTTATACAACAAAAGACACTATTAATACGGAATGGTTTAGGACAGTGATAGAACCAATGTTTATTAATGGCTTAGGCTTAATTGAGGAGGATTAAGAAATGAAAGTATTTTATCATTCAGACAATGATGTTGAATATAGAGTTAATGGGATAGAAACCTATAATAAATATAAAGACCGAGTAGGTGAAACTGTAAATGCTACTATTGAAAAGAATAGTTATGATGATGGAACAGTTAAATATTCGGTTACTGCGTTGGAGTAACTAATATGAAAATTGCAAGGGCAGCTATTAAGTTTTTTGAATTAGATAACCCGAATAAAGAAAGAATTTATTTTGGTTGGAATCACGCAGAAATTTTTCAAAATATGAAAAATGATGGAATTATATATGATAGAACAAATTATGAAATGGGTTTCATAACCAATGAAAGACCAATTCATTTTGTTAATAGAACAGAAGCGGCTAAAATTGCTTTTGAATCAGGACAGACTAAAAAATTACATAACGAATTGTTTTCCGAAGATTTTTGGAAAAACGGTCAATTTGATTATAGTTAGGAGTGTTTTATGAAAGTATTTTATCATATAGATGATGACGGAAAATGTGCTGGTTATTGGGTTAAAGCACTGAATGAATTGGAAGATGATTACGAAGATGAATATATTAAAATTAATTATGGTATTGATTTTCCATTTGATAAGATAAGCAAAGATGAAATTGTTTACATTGTTGACTACTCAATCTTGCCAGAAGAAATGGATAAGTTGTTAGAAATCACTAAGAATGTTATATGGATTGACCACCATAAATCAGCTATCGAAAGATATAAAAATTATGACAAAAAGATTGCCGGACTAAGATATGACGGTATTGCAGGATGTATGCTTACTTATTGCTATTTAATGTATATGGCAAATTGTGAAGAAACTTTTAGTACCACAATGACAAGAACTGCACCTTTCTTTACACAACTGATTGCAGATTATGATGTTTGGACTTTTGAATATGGTGATGTGACTAAGAAATTCCAAAAAGGTTTATCTTTATACGAACACGAACCACAAAGTCAAATTTGGGATAACTTAAATTCTATTGATGTTATAAGTAAAATTGTTAGCAAAGGTGAAACAATCATCAATTACAGAAAAAATATGATGGCTGAATATTGTAAAAGTAAAGGCTTTGAAGCCGAATTTGAAGGTTATAAATGTTTTGCTATTAATATGGCTATGATAAGCAGTGACGATTTCGTTATTAATAATGTTGATGATTATGATATTCTAATTGGTTTCTCTTATGATGGTGAGAAGTGGACTTATTCACTTCGTTCTGAAAAGGCTGATTGTTCAGAACTTGCTTCAAAGTATGGTGGCGGTGGTCACAAAGGTGCAGCCGGATTTAACAGTACAGATTTTGTATTAAACAAAATTAAAGGAGAAGATTGAATGGGAAACAACAAATTTGAAGAAACAGTAAAAAGATTAGTCGCAGAATATGCAAATAATCATCTTGATAAAAGTGATAGCATTGGTATTACTGAAGATGATGTTTATATTGTATGGTCTTGTAAGACTTTACAAAATAATAAGGCTTTGGCTAGTACAATTTTGCCTGATGGTATGTATTATGAAATTACATACAATGGTGACAAAAATGAAATCTATCTTGATGCTTATAAGAAGTTTGAAAATCAATGTATTAAGGTGTAACAAATGAGTAAAGATTTTGATTTAAAATTTAAGTGCGGGTTGAATGTTGATGATTTGAGTGCAGAAATTGCACTCAAGATTGTCAATATCTATTGTAGAGATAATAATTTAAGAATTAAAGAAAATTCGGATTTATCAAATACAAAAATGGAGTTTACTCCACAAGATGTAGGATGTACAGATTGTTGTGGTCAAAGAGATAATACAATTTATACTTGTTCGGGTAAAAAGAAGGTTGCATTGTTTTGTCCGACTTGTGGCAGAAAGCTTCAAAATTAAATAAAGGAAAGTGAATTTTGAGTAAACAAAAAATTATAAGAATTGTTTGTGTGATTGTGATTTTGGTATCTACATTATGTACAACGATAGTTATGACAACTAATTCGGACGGTAAAAAAGATAATAATGCAAGTACGGCAACAGTAACTACAACAACTGTTAGGCTTACTACTATTCAAATGACAACTAAAAATAAAAGTACAAAGAAAAAGGCAAAGAAAAGAACTAAAACAAAAGCAAAGATTAATAAGCAAGAAGTATTAACCACAACTAAGTCAGCAACCAAGTCTAAAGCTGTAAAATCGGCTAAACCAAAGAAAAAGAAAGTAACGAAGGTCAAGCAGAAAAAGAATAAGGTTACTGAAACAACAACGGTTGCAGTGGAAGAAACAGAACCTGTAATTATTGATAATGAGGCTGAATATTCAGCAGATGAATTTATGAATATGGGTGTTACATATTGGAATGGTTGGAGATGGACTTGGTACAGTGAAAACATTTTACCGGGTGGTGGTTTAGAAATTCCGGGCAGATATGTTGATGAAAGTGGTTATATTTGTGACGAAAACGGTTATATTTGTTTAGCATCATCTTCTTTGGGAAAAGGAACAGTAATAAACACACCTTTCGGAAAGTTTGGGAAAGTGTATGATACTGGTTGTGCAGGTGATACTATTGATGTTTATGTTAGTTGGTAATATGAAAGATAAATGTATTAGTTATGGAATTGATATTCCGTTTTATGAAGAAATGAGGAAAAAGAAATGAATAGATTAACATATAAATCTAGTATGGGTGATTATGGTTCAGCCAAAACATTTGAAGATGATTTTACTGAAAAATGTGCATTAAGAAATGCACTCGGTAAATATGAAGATTTGGGTTATACACCTGACGAGTTAAGAGAAATTATTAATGGTAAGTATAAATTTGAAAATTTGTATGAACAATAGGTGGAAAAACAATGGATGAATTTGTAAAACCACATAGATAAACTATGGGAGAAATATGATGGATGATATTAAAAGAAAGAAAAGATATATTATTTCTTATGATTCAAATAAAGTAATGTCTGAAGATAATACTTTTGTTTCATTTATTCATATTAAAAACATCAAAATCTTTAAGAATAAACGAAAAGCTAAAATAGAATTAAAAAAGATGGGGTGTTATAAAAATATGAAATATCAAATTATTGAAGTTGGGGTAGTGGAATAATTATAGAGGTTGATAATGAATAGAATAGAAGAAGTAAAACAGTTAGTGTCTAAATTAAATAGATACCGAGATGAATATTATAATAACAACAATACTATTATTACAGACAGAGAATATGATGAATTATATGACAAATTGGTTGCCCTAGAAAAAGAAACTGGTTGTGTATTGTCTAATTCACCCACTCAATCTGTTGGTTATGAGGTTGTTAGTCAGCTAAATAAAGTAAAGCATAGTCATCCTTTATTATCATTGGACAAAACAACCGATTTAGATGAATTTATAAAATATTTTGAAAACAAAGATTTTGTCTTAATGGCAAAACTTGATGGTTTAACTTGTTCTCTGACTTATGAAAACGGTAAACTTGTTAGAGCTGAAAGTCGTGGCAATGGTGAAGTAGGAGAAGATATTACCCATAATGCTAGAGTATTTTCAAATTTGCCAACTGAAATTGCATTTAAGGGTAAACTTGTAGTTGATGGCGAATGTATTATTACATATGATGAATTTAATAAAATAAAAGCTCGAGAAGGAACTGATTATAAAAATCCACGAAATTTAGTTAGTGGTTCAGTTAGACAGTTAAATAGTGAAATTTGCGGAAAAAGAAAAGTTAGATTTATTGCTTGGAAATTAGCAAATGGCGAGGATTTTGGGGAATACCATACTGATTGTTTCAACATCCTATCAAGTCTTGGTTTTGAAGTTGTACCTTGGTATAGCAACAGTTTTAACACGATTGAGTGGATTAAGGACGAATGTAATTATAAGAAAATTCCGATTGATGGGATTGTAGGTATGTTTGACGATATTTCATATTGTAATTCCCTCGGAATGACAGGTCATCATCCTAAACATTCACTTGCCTTTAAGTTCTATCAAGAAGATAATGAAACAACATTAACCAATATTGAATGGTCAACAAGTCGAACAGGTTTAGTTAATCCTGTTGCAGTATTTGAACCTGTTGAAATAGATGGAACTACTGTTACCAGAGCAACTTTAAGCAATGTTAGCATTATTAAAGAACTTGAATTGGGAATTGGCGATACAATTACAGTTATTAAGGCTAATCAAATTATTCCGAAAATTACACAAAATCTTACAAGAAGTAATACTTATCAAATACCAAAAGTTTGTCCGGCTTGTGGAGAACCATTGATTATCAAGAATGATAATGGTCGAGAAACATTATACTGTACAAATAAACATTGTAAAGCGATTATTCACGATAAGATTTCAAATTTTGCTTCACGAGAAGCAATGAATATTGTTGGTATATCTGATGAAAGATTGCGTTTATTAATGGATATGGGGTATATTACTGATTTTAAAAGTTTATATCATCTTAAAGATTATAGAGATGAAATTGCAGAATTAAAAGGTTTTGGGAAATCAAGCATTGACAATATTATTAATGCTATTGAAGATAGTAAAAAATGCAAATTAAAAAATGTAATTGTTGCTATTGGTATTCCTAGTATTGGTAAGTCAGTCGCTAAGACAATAGCTAAATATTGTGAGTTCGTTAGTTCAGATAACGGATTACAAACATTTATTGATTTTGCTATTGATGATTTTGATTGGAGTACATTAAATGACATTGGCGAAGTAACAAAGAATAACATTAATTCTTATGTTAAAAATAATTATGATGAGATTAAACCGTTAGTAGATATTCTTGAAATAACCAGAAATATTGTAATATATTCATCATCAAGCCATTATAAAAAATTCGATGGTAAAACCTTTTGTATTACAGGTAAATTAACAGAATTTAAAAATAGAAAAGAGTTAGTGTATAAAATCGAATCAAATGGTGGCACAGTTGTTTCAAATGTAACTTCTAAAACACAATATTTGATTACTAATGATAAAAATTCTGGTAGTGCTAAAAACAAAGCAGCACAGAAATATGGAACTAAAATCATTAGTGAACTTGATTTTATCCTTGGCAATTTATAATTTACGAATTTATAAAATGTTAAGAAAAAAGTCTTGACACAAATTAAATATTGTGATATTATAAAATGGAAGGAAAAGAGGTGATATTATGAAAGCAAAGATTGAACTATCAAATATTGATGCAGTTAAAAAGTTTACTGAAATTGCAAGTCAAATTGATTGTGATGTTAGACTAGTAGGTAAAGATGAAAACGGTAACGATTGGGATATTTCGGCAAAATCACTACTTTGCTCGTTAGTATTAGCAAAGAGAGAACAAACCGAAAGAGAACACACGGCACACGATGTTGATTGGAACACTATTTGGTGTATTTGCGAACAGGATATTTATTCAGCAATTCAGGAATTTGTTGTAGTATAATAAACTGTTACGAAAAAATATAATACAGAAATATACATAAAATATCGTTTTTATTACTCATAATACCTTTCTAACTCCCAATATTACTATGTTTATATTTTTAATTTCTTTTAATATCGTTAAATAAATGAATTTCAAGCCACCAATTTAGGAGGGCTTGTAATCCATTTGTGATGATAAAAACGATAATTCAATATCAAAAAGTTATGAACTAGTCAATTTTTGTGAATTTGATAAATTTGCAGAACAAAGTTATTGTGCGGTTCACGGAGTTGATAAAAGTTTAAATCTAGGTGATATTACGCAAGTTGACGAAAAGAAAATCGCTGACTTCGATATGATTTGTGGTGGTAGTCCTTGTCAGGATTTTTCAGTAGCCGGAAATCAAAAGGGCAGTAAATGGATATGTAACGATTGCAACCACGAGTATAACCCACTAACAGTACACTATTCTGAAAGAAATAGGTGTCCAAATTGTGGTAGTGAAAACCTTGATAAGACTAGAAGTTCTTTACTTGTTGAATGGTTAAGAATTGTTAGAGAAAAGAAACCAAAATGGGGAATTTACGAAAATGTTAAGAATATCGTAGGCAAAAAGTTCAAAGAAACATTCGATATGTTCATTAACGAACTTAATGAATATGGCTATAACACATATTATAAAGTTTTAAATGCTAAAGATTATGGTATTCCACAAAACCGTGAAAGAGTATATTTGATACTTATTCAAAAAGATTTAGATAATGGCAAATTTGAATTTCCAAAAGGCTTTGATAGTGGCAAAAGGCTAAAAGATATGCTCGAAGATGAGGTTGACGAAAAATACTATGTAAACAACGAAAAAGCCCAGAAACTGATTAATGATTTAATCATTAGTGGCAAATTAGACAAAGAAATTTCTAATACCGTTAGAACGGGGGGCAGAGGAAGTATAGACAGACATCAATGGGATATGGTTCAAGTATGACAGGGTTGTTTTCAAAACAATGTAGTCAATTTGAAAAAGAAACTGATGTTGCCAATACTTTACTCGCTAGAGATTATAAAGGATTTGGAAATCAACCAATGAATGGAGTCATTACATATGAAGAAGATGAGCGAGAATAAAATTGAAAGACTTGCACATATTGGAGCAGGGGGCAGAAAGGTTGGATTTATTCAGTCAATGGCTGTTCACCAACTTTACCTGCTACACAGTATAAAGACCCTACCAAAGTAATTATATCGGTTAGACAGAATTAAAATGAAAGATAATAAGGAATTAAAAGTTGTTAGACTTGGGAATATTTATAATCCAAATTTAGGTACAGGTTATGCTGGTAATGTGTGGGATAAAGATAATCTTTGCCCTACAATTACTACTGATAGTTGTTAGATATGGTGGCAAAGATGAATGAATTAAAATTAAATATTCTTAATTATAAAGGCTATTATACAAAAATTCATTATAGTGCCGAAGATGAAGTTCTATATGGTAAAGTCGAAGGGATTAAAAACCTTGTGAGTTTTGAAAGCACTTCGGTTAAAGAAATTAAAAAAGAATTTCAAAAGGCAGTAGATGATTATGTTTGCTATATAAAAAGTCAAGAGGTGTCTGATGAAAAATAAAAATGAACCAAAGTTGCTTGGTGGTTTTGGGAAAATTAATTTTGGGAAGCAATATAGGCAAGGCAACAGAGTTTATGATAGTGACCATATTGCAATGTGTTTATGTGCCTCACCAGTGGGCAATATGGGAGGGTATAGTTATTTGTATCTAATAAGGATGGAGGTAAAAAATGAAAAAACCTATTTGTCTTAATAGTAAAGCTGGGAGAAATGGAATTGATAATTTGCAACCTTCTATTAAAGACAGAATATATGATAGCAATGGTATTGCGTGTACAGTTACTACATCAGAATTTTTTATGCCATTATATTTGTTGCATAAGACATCAAATGGGAGAAAAATAAGACGGGTAATTTTAAAAATCCACAAAGAGGTAGAATTTACTCTATTAATGGTATATCACCTAGCTTGAATACCGTTGCTGGTGGTGGGTTAGAGCCAAAGATTATAGTTAAAACCAAAATAAAGGAAAGCAATAAATGAAAATAGTATGTGAGCAAAGATGTGATGAAGGACTCCGGACATTTCAAAATGGAAATATAGGAACAATCAGAACCATTAATGCTGGGGGGGGATAAAAGAGTGATTGAAAACGATAAAAATTGTTACAGAATTAGAAAATTAACACCACTTGAATGTTGGCGACTGATGGGATTTTCAGATGAAGATTTTCTTTCAGCAAAACTTGGTAGCAGAGAAACTGCAAAAGAGTTAATCAAGGAATATGAACCCGACAATCATCTAGCAATGATGAGAAAGGCTGAAAGTGAATCCAAGGTATCGAACAGCCAACTCTACAAACAATCCGGGAACTCCATTGTAACGGATGTTTTATTTTACATATATAAAGAACTGTATAAGGCAATGCCTTATTTATTTGATAACTTAAAAGTGGGAAGTTTCTTTTCGGGAATTGGTGCTTTTGAAATTGCACTAGATAGATTATTTAATGATATTAATACAGAAAATTTTTAAACGCCACAAATAATTTGTCCGATATTTGTGGGGGGGTAATCAAGAGGTTAAATACACTGTTTATAATGACTATAACAGTTATATTAGAGCCGACCAAAATACGATTGGCACGATTACTTCTACAATAGGGCATAGTGCATTGAGAAATGCGTATAAACTTATCGAATATTCTTATTTAAGAAAGAAGGATGATTAAAATAAAAAATTCAAAATTGTTTCTAATTATAGTGGTTGTTGTAATTGCTATTGTGGGTTGTTTTATATTTAGCTTTCAAAGTGTAAAGAACAAGGCAATTTCATATGAAGAACAAATTTCTACTGCGCAGTCAAATATCAAAATTCAGGAAAAACGCAGAACCGATTTAATTCCAAATCTAGTCGATTGTGTTAAGGCTTATGACAAACACGAGTATGATACCTTGATGAGTGTTGTTAAAAGTAGAGGAACTAATAGTGATAATTCTGTAAAAGAAATTAAAACACAAATTCAGGCTATCGCAGAAGCATATCCAAAGCTACAAAGTTCAAGTAATTATCAAGAATTAATGAATGAATTAGCCGTAACAGAAAACAAAATTGCTAATGTACGTAATAATTATAATAGTTGGGTAACAAGATACAATGCTTTTGTAAGGCAATTTCCTAGTTCACAAATTTTGTCAATGTTAGGTTATGAAATAAAAGATTACGCTAAAATAACTTTTGATGTATCATCTGATGCGCCAACAAATTTGTTTGAATAATATGAGAATGAAAGATTTTAAAATAACTAAAAGAGAAATTCTTTGCAGTGTTGTTATTGTCGCTTTGATGTTCATTGTGGGTTTTATGATTTCAAACACTATTACCAACCATATGATGGAAGAAAGACAAGACTATGACACGGCATTACAAGTTAATAACAATGCTAAAGAGTTTCAGTACGGAATGAAAACTGATATTGGAAATGCTTTTGTATATGGTGAACTAAAAGCTGTTGATACAGTTTCTTATTCGGCTATCAAAGGCGAATATATGTATATATCAAAAATAACAGAAAGATACACGCAACATACGAGAGTAGAAACTTATACTGATGGTAAAGGACATATGCACACTCGAACAGTTACATATTGGTCTTGGGATGAGATTGATAGAGATAGTAAAACTTGCAAACAGGTAAAGCTATTAAATACAACTTTCAGTAGTAAGAAAATTAATATCAAAGCTATTAATACGGATTTGATTAACACCATTACTATTGGCGATTTGAGATACAAATATTATGGTATTAAATCTCAAATTAAAGGAACGGTTTATACTAGTTTACAAAATAATACAATAACCGATAATTCAAGATTTTATAAAGACTTAACCATCAATAAGACGATTGATAGATTGGAGAGCAATTTCTGGTTGATTATGTTTTGGATTGGTTGGTGTGTATTAATCGGAGTTGTAGTATTTGTTTTCTATTATTTTGATAACAAATGGTTAGAAGATTAAAATAGAAAATATATTATTAGCCCACAATACAGATGTTAAAATGTAGATTTTATTCTCCATTTTTAGTCCAAATTCAGAAATTCTAGTCAGTGACACTTGGATTTTTCGTTCTAATGACCAATTTTGCATAATTTTTAAATCTTCATTTGTATATATAGGCTTTTTATTTTGTGACATTTAATTCCTTCCTTCAATTTTAGTTCTATTAAAGAATTATATTTGTGTAAATCATAGATTCTATCAATAAAATCTACACTTCATTCTCTGGTGGTAAAGATAGTACAGTATTGCTTGACTTGGTAAGGAGGGTATTCCCTGATAGTCCTGCTGTTTTCTGCGATACTGGACTTGAATATCCAGAGTTAAGAGAGTTTGTTAAAACGGTAGATAATGTAACTTGGTTGAAGCCAGAAATGAACTTTAAAAGAGTTGTTAAAGAGTATGGTTATCCTGTGATTAACAAAAATATTTCTGGGAATATAGCAGTTGCCAGAAACAAGTCTGACGGTAAAACAGCTCAGTATTTTGATAAAAATTCAGACTTGGTAAAGTCAAGGGTTGATACTTATGGAGAACAATGGGGTTTGTATCACGCAAAGTATGCTTATTTGTTGGATGCTCCATTTAAAGTTTCAAATAGATGTTGCTACATAATGAAGAAAAACAGTTTTAAAAAATATAATAAGCAGACAGGACGGTATCCTATTGTGGGTACAATGGCTTCGGAAGGAAGATTACGAAAAAATGCTTGGATGCAGACAGGTTGTAATTTGTTTGATGGGAAGCAGTCTAAATCTATGCCTTTATCCTTTTGGACAGAGCAAGACGTACTGAAATATATAAAAGAATTTAATCTACCTTATACTTCTGTTTATGGCAATATAGAACAAGATAAAAATGGCAAATATTACACAACAGGAGAAAGTAGGACTGGTTGTATTTTTTGTGCTTATAATGTTCACAACGAAAAAGAACCAAATAGATTTCAAAGACTAAAAGAAACGCACCCTAAAATATGGGAATTTTGTATGAAGTCTACTGATAAAGGTGGGCTGGGTATGAAAGAGGTACTTGATTATATTAATGTACCTTATGAATAAAAAATTAATTAACAAACGAGGTAATAAATGAAAGAAGTATTATTAATAGCTGATGTATTAGTAGATAGTAATGATGATAATGAAACTACATATAATGTTGGTTTTGTAAGAACTATTTATCAAACAACACCACAAGAAACAGATACAGTAAATTCATTTTATTGTACGCTATGCAATGACGAGAGTGTTGAAGGCTTAGTTAGCAAAATAATATCTATAATTCCAGAACCATCTTATGAGGTGGAAATTCACATTTTATATCCTGAGTATTTATCTAAATTAATAGCCGACATCTTTAAAAGACAAGGCTATGAAGTGAAGTTTATTAAAAATATTCAAACTGACTGCCAGAAACTTAATAAGCAAATTAAAGATTATTGTAATACAGAAATAATGAAAGAATTAGGTGATTAATATGATGTTAACAATTATTTTAACAGTCTTAATCACAATAGCAGTTTTTAATATTGTTGTTTTTATTGTTGACCGAGTGAATAGCATATACACCGAATGGTTTTCAATGACTTTTGTTTTACTCCTAGCTTATGGTATTACGCATCCTATTTATAGATATGTTTATAAGCCACTTAGGTTGAAATACCTTAACAAGTATTATAATTCATATTTCTTATTTTATAAAAATAGAAAAGGGGTTGTAACAAAGAGTTTAGGTGTGTTTTTTATGAAAGGCAAGTATGAAAAATATTGCTATCATAAAAATGATGATTCGCAACAATGGATTGAATACAACCCAGATAAAATTGAAATAACATATATTAAAAAATCTGCCATTTTAAATAAAAGGCGATTGAAACGAAAGAAATTTTATAAAAGCAATGCAAGAACTAGGTGATTAATATGGTCTTAACAATTATTTTAACGGTTCTAATTACAATAATAGCAATAAATATTATTAGTTTTATCCTTACTGCTTGTTGCGATAATGGATATATGAGTGAAGATGTTATTGTATATTTTTCAATGGGGTTTATCACGCTTATAATGTTTGGGATTATAGGAACATTTATTAAATATATTTATAAGCCACTTAGATTAAAATATATTAATAAATATTATGGTATATATTATTCGTATTGTTTTGACGAGCAAGGTAATAAAGTTCACGGAACTAATTGTTGGTATTTTATTATGAAAAAGAAATATGAAAAATATTGTTATACCGACAAATATAAGGATTTATACGATTATTGTTGGATTGAACGCAGTAATCATAAAATAAAATCAATTCCTAAATCATCTGAGATTAAATCAAAAGATAAATTAAGGCAATGTGATTTTTACAAGGGTAATTCAAAATAAAAAGTTAATTTTATTAAAAGAAAAAAGAATAATTAATAAAAAATAGCTGAAACCGAAAGGAATATAAATGAATAATGAATTAACAAAATTCTTCGGGGGGGAGAAAACTTCATTAGTTAATGGAAACTGTATTGAAGTTATGAACCAAATACCCGACAAAAGCATTGATATGATATTGTGTGATTTGCCCTACGGTGTTACTCAAAATAAGAAAGATATTATAATCCCTTTTGATAAACTTTGGAAACATTATGAAAGAATTATAAAAGATAATGGTGCAATACTTTTATTTGGGCAAGGTGCATTTTATGTTGATTTGGTAAATAGCAATCGTAAACTATTTAGATATGATTTGGTGTGGGATAAGCAATTAATAAGTGGTTTTCTTAATGCAAAGCGTATGCCTTTAAGACAACACGAACAAATTGCTGTATTTTATAAAAAATTACCTACATACAATCCACAATTTACACAGGGCAAACCTCTACACAGCAAAGGTGTTTCTTATAAAAATAAAGAACATACAAATCAAAACTATGGTAAATTTCATATGACAGATGATAGTAGAGCAGGTAGTACAGAAAAGTACCCCACAAGTATATTATCATTTAGTAAACCGCACCCAAGTATTGCAAAACACAGAACTGAAAAACCTGTTGATTTGCTTGAATATCTAATTCGTACATACTCTAACGAAAATGAAATAATATTAGATAACTGTATGGGTAGTGGTTCGACAGGTGTAGCTTGTGTGAATACAAATCGAAGATTTATAGGTATCGAAATAGAGCCAAAATATTTTGATATAGCAAAAGAAAGAATAGAAAATTTGGCAATTAGTAAATAGTGTTTTTATCTGCATTTATCATTGTAAAATTCCCATTATTCGACCTTTCTATAACATTTATGCATAAATAGTGAATTTATCATTTTTGCAAAGCCCCAATAATTGAGGGTTTAAAATTGCAAATTTGATAATAAAAACACTATTTTATTCACACAAAATCAAGGAATAACAGTATTAAGTCTGTGTGATGGAATGTCCGGTGGTCAAATAGCATTAAAGGAACTTGGAATACCTGTACATAAATATTATGCTTATGAGATAAAGCCAACGGCAATAAAAGTAACACAACTAAATTTTCCGAATACAATTCAACTTGGTGATGTGAATAAATTTGATTATAAAATATTTGAGAATGGGAAAGTGGATTTGCTGCTATGTGGTTCACCTTGTCAAGATATGAGTTTAATTAATATCAATGGAAAGGTCGGGGTAAATGGCGAGAAATCAAGTTTACTATATAAATGTGTCGAAATACTCGAGAAGATAAAACCAAAATATTTTCTATTTGAAAATGTTAAATCAATGACTAATGCAGACAAAGAAGTTTTTAACAGTTTGCTTGGTGTAAAACCAATACATATAAATTCTTCGCTTGTTTCTGCACAAAACAGGAATAGATTATATTGGACTAATATTCCAAAAGTATCTATTCCAAAAGATAGAAAGATTTATTTAAAAGATATATTAGATAGAAAACCAACTCCTGAAGAAAAATGGACTGAAAAGAAAATTGCATTTGTGAACAGAAAAAGAAATTCAACAATGTATGTAGCAGTAAACGGAGATAAGTCTATTCCAATTACTGCTAGAGGATATGCTGCTTGGAATACGCAATTTATCGAAGATAAAAATGGTTTAAGAGATTTAACCATTAATGAATATCGTAAATTACAGACTATTCCGGACTGGTATCAATTTGGTGATTTAAGAAAATCAAAAATTACCGACCTTATCGGAGATGGTTGGACTATTGAAGTAATTAAACATATTTTAAGAGGTATAAATGAAAAGATGGAAATTAAAACTTGAAAATTATGCTTATGAACCATTAGTTTATGCTAAAACATCCGAAGAAGCAAAACAAGTTTTTAGAGATGAAAATGTACTTGATATACAACCCTATGATGATAAATCATATTTACATAATATTCAAATTTTGAAAACACAATCAATTCATTTTGCAACGGATGCAATATCTAGCAATAGAATAAGAGAATGGTATTCAAAATATTTGATGGATGGTAAATTAAGATTTAGGCTGTATAAAGACCCTGAAGATGAGCAATATTATGATATTGCTGAATATCAGTTTAAATCAAATGATGGTGTTCTTGTTCCTTGTTTATTTACTGTTGGTAATACTAAAGAACTTATAGATAACTTTTTTGGCAAAGAATTATATTGTGAAATTTATTCTTATAGGCTTTGGGGTCAACCAAAATTGAAGAAACCAGATGAACTAAAAGGCGTTTCACAAAGTTTTACCGTTGATTACATTGCAAATAAATGTAAATGTCAATGTTTTGTAAAGGATAATGATTTATGGATTAAACATAGAGATTTCTTTTCATCACTTCACAACCCTGATTCAGAAGATTGTGGTACACCGTTAAATCATAGATTAAAGAAGTATTTTGGAGAAAATAAATCTCATTTAGATAGGTTTATTTATTCTGATGCTTGGGGTTCAATCGTGTTGAGAAATGAAGCGTGGATTGTTTTCAGAAATTTAAAAGATACTATTATGAGAACAGAAGTGCCACCTGTTTCTTCGGTTATAAATGCTTTTATTAATTCAAAACTTTTATTCAAAAGTGGAATCATTGAATTAAATAATATATGGCAACAATTTTTTGAGAATGTATGTAAAAAATATAGAAAATTTATTGAAGAAGGTAAATGACGATGAGATTTAATCCATCAAATTTGTATGATAGTAGATTTATTGATAGGTGTATAACTTTCCCAAATTATGCAATTACATATTATATTGAAGATATGTCATCAGCTCAGGATGTAGGAAGAGAAATAGTTGACTATTTAGACGCAGTATCATATAAAGATGAAATCAAGGTTATCCAACACAACAAACAGATAAAAATTGAATTTTTTAACGGTAGTGTTATTAATTTGATAACTAAAGAACATATGATTTCAGGAATTTATTCTAATGTCATTTTTATGGACTCAAGAATAAGGGAAGATTATATAAAGAAATATATCAAGCCTAAAATTGACCAATATGTTATAAGTGAGGGAAATGCAATATTAAATCCCAAGCCAATTTATCTTGATTTTTACGAAGAGGAGAAATAATATGCCGGATATGAAAATGGGCTGTATTTACAGATATGATTTAGAGAAGAATCCACATTTGACAGACAGATTTAAGTTTGTTGAATCAAATTTTACCAGAAAAATAACATCAAAAAGTGATAGGGTTTATTCCAAGATGTTTCATACTATGGACTATGAAGAAATAGTTGATAACGCAAATATAATGAAAAAAAGTCCAAGGCTAATCCTTATAAGCGAACCATTTCTTTTAGACGATGAACTTCGTGAAAGGGTTATTAGATGGGTTAAATGGGCGAATAGTGTTGACCCAAAAGAATATGACCCATTTGAGAGGTTAAGGGGGATAAATAAATGAAAGTTATAAAAACTCATACAGGCAAAATATATGTTGACTCTGATAAGCAGTTAGAATTTTTAACTGTCGGAGATTATGGTAAGGAAAATAATATTAAGGCGAACTTTCTCGGATTAACCAAAGAGATTAATGGTGTTAAGAATACGGACGTTGACCTTACTGATAAGTGGGTTGCAACGATTAGCACACAAAAGGGTTGTCCGATGAAATGTAAATTCTGTGATTGTCCTAAATACGGATTCCACGGTAATGCAACCATTGATGAATTATGTTATGAGGTCGAAACAATTTTGCAGAATGAAAGCATTGACCATACAAAAAGATTTAATGTTCACTTTGCGAGAATGGGAGAACCGACATTTAATAATAATGTTCTTAATTTTACAAGAAATTATTTAAAAAACCTTGTGAAAAAACATTTACAACAGGGAGCAGAAACAATTCATCCTGTGGTTTCAACTATGTTACCTAAAAGCAATCGTAATCTTGTAAGTTTTCTCCTTGATTGGTGCGACATTAAAAACAATGTTTACAATGGTGAAGCTGGTTTGCAATTTAGTATTAACAGTACAGATGAAGCACAAAGGCAAGACCAATTCAACGGTATGAGTTTGAACTTGCTCGAAATTTCCAACATTGCAAAAATGTTGCCTATGCCTATCGGTAGAAAGTACACATTGAATTTTGCAGTTACATCACAAACAATTCTCGATGCTAAAGTGTTATCTGAATTGTTTGATAAAGATAAATTTATTGTAAAGATTACACCTATACACGAAACAAATTCAGCGGTTACAAATGGATTTGATGTAACAACTTCTTATACTGATTATGATGTTTATAGAGAATTTGAACAGCCATTAGTTGCTGAAGGTTGGGATGTGATTGTGTTTGTTCCAAGCAAAGAAGAAGATAGTGATAGAATCACTTGCGGCAATGCTTTAATTGCCAATAATAAATAACCAACAAAGGAAGTGCAATGCATTGATTAAAATTAACACCTCCCCCTGCCAAATTTGATATGCGGGGATTGTTTGACTGAACTTAATAAAATACCAAATGAAAGTATAGATTTGATTGTAACAGACCCTCCTTACAAGGTCACATCACGTGGAAATGCAGGAAATTCAGGTGGTATGTTGCAAAAGAAAATTAATATGAAAGGACAAGTATTCAAGCATAATAATATTGATTGTGTTGAATATGCTCCAGAATTTTATAGAATATTAAAAGATGGTAGTCATTGTTATGTTATGACTAATCACGTGAATCTTATACATATGCTGAATACTTTTACAGATTTAAGAACAGAAAAAGAGAAACAAAATGGCGTTAAACCTTATGGCTTTCACTTTATAAAGTCACTTGTGTGGGATAAAAAGAATAAAATAATGGGTCAATTCTATATGTCACAGTTTGAATATATATTATTTTTCAGAAAGGGCAAAGGTATTAGGATAAACCATTGTGGCACAAGTGATATTCTTTCTGTTCCAAATGTAAAAACCAAAGGTGAAGATGGTAAGAATTTGCACGATACAGAAAAGCCTATTGAACTAATGAAGATACTTGTTAATAATTCAACCAAAGAGAATGGAGTTGTATTAGACCCGTTTATGGGAATTGGTTCAACCGGTGTGACTTGTAAAGAATTACATAGACAATTTGTGGGAATTGAAATTGACTCACAATATTATACAATAGCACAGAACAGAATAGTAGGTTAATTATTATAAAATATAGAAAGGTATCAAATGTTAAATTGCTTAAACACAAAAAATATAAAAACTTTAGACGATTTAAAAGTGGGAGATTATTTTCAATTTCAAGAATATGTTTGGGATATTTTTTATCCAGAATTAGTAAATACGACTTTAAAAGTTTCTGAGTTGAGTGAGGAATTTTATAGGAAGCTAGATAAATGGTATGGAAATGTTCGTGTGTATAATCCTTATAATAAAAAGACATATGTTTTTGTAAAGTCAACCAAAATTATTCCTTTGGCAAATATGAGCAAAAAGGAAGAAACTAATAATAAATTACCATACACACATTTATTATATGCAAGGCATAGACAAGATGGTGTCGATGGAGCGAAAGAGAGTTCTCGTCTATATGTTATTGGTACAAATACAAAAGATATTTTTCATACTATGGGTGAATATGTTTTTCAAAACAATGAAACACTTGAAAAAATAGACCAAGTTGAATGTACCCAAGAAAGACTTGATTATTGGAAAAGCAGAGGATTTGAAATAAATGAATTTAAAAATGATATACAAAATGGTATAAGTAAGGAGATAGGTGATAAGTAATGAGCAATAAATTACCTTATACACATTTGTTTTATGTTCGCCGATATTCTATCGTAGATAATGATGATGAATTAGTTATTTTTGGCATAAACACAAAAGATATTTTTCATACTATGGGTGAGTTGATGTATAGAAGTTTTACACAGGTAAAGCGTATAACTTATGTTGAGTGTACCCAAGAAAGACTTGATTATTGGTTAAAAAATGGATTTAAAATTCACAACTTTAAAGATAAATATGTTTAAAACTTCTTTTTTGTTTGATTTATCCAAGATTGGAAATTAGACAATACCATAGTTTCAAGATGTGATACACCAAAAGAATTTCTTTTTAATAGCATTTGATAACGGTTGAATCTTTGAATTGATAAATTCATAGGGAGTTTTGATAGAATATGAATTTCATCAGATGATTTTATATCTAACTCTTTAAATACAATTAATGGTGCAAGTATTCTAATAGTAAGGTATTTAACAAATTCAGGTTTGGTTAGTCCGAATATCTTTAAAATATTTTTTGATATTAATAAAGTATTGCTATATAGTGATTTTGTATCATCAACCAAGGATTGTAAATCATATAGTGTAGCTATGGCTTTAATGTCTGTTGGTAATTTTGATATTTTTGCATCAATTAATAAATCCCAAGCAAGATTGCGAATATGTTTATATTCTTGTTTTGTCATATAAAAAAACACCTCATAGAGATATTTTTCTCTAAAAGGTGTAATTTATTATATATTGTTTGATTGTAGTTTATTCCAATAAACATTTACAATGTCATTTTCCCAAGATGTTTTTCTGTGATTTTTAAGCCACTTGAGATAATCTTTATATCTATATAAAGAAGCCTCTGCTGACAACCCAAAAACATTTTGTATATCTATGGGTGAATTGATATGTAAATATTTAAAAAGCGGGAATGGGGATAAGATAGTGGCTGCAAAATAGTCAGCCTCATTTTCAAAATATAAATTTTGATTATTTGTTAAACCATTTTCGGCAATTTGTTGATTTGCAGTTGAAAGATGCTTACAAAGAATATGTCCAATTTCGTGAAAGCAAGTCCATAATTGCCGACCTAAATTATTATTGTTTTGAGTTGATAAATTACATAAAATTAAATATCTATTATGTACTTTATCATAATGAGTACAACCGGATTTGCTTTCACATAATTGTATAACATCATTTATTGTACAATTATTTATTTCAGCAAATTTCTGGTATGACATAATTTTACAGTTAGGGATAAGTTTAACAACTTCTCGGACATTGAGCGGAAAGGTGATTTGTGACAACATTTTATAAACTTGTAGAACTAAGTTGTTGATATAATTATATCTAATCATTAAGTGTTGTCATCCTCCTTATTTTCATCAAAAGCATAATTAAAACCTGCTCTAATCATAGTCATCATTAATTCCTTTTCTTTTGGTGGCATATTTTCCTTGGCTCGTTGAAAAGAAATAATATCTTCGTCTTTTAGTATGTCAGTAGCAGAACCTTTAATTTCTTGCCTACCCAATAAATAATCAAGAGAAACATCAAAATAATTTGCAATTTTCATTATTTTCTCAACCGATGGTGAAGTGGCTGTTTTCCATTTTTGGATTGATGATAAGCCAAGACCTAAAGTGCTTTCTAACTTATTTATTGATATTCCCTTTTCGGCACATAACAATTTAATTCTTTGATATAATACAGATTCCATATTTTTTCTCCTTTTTGGTAGTAATTTCTTGAAAATGTATTGACATCAAGAAAATTTTCTGATATACTATCATTAGTCAAGAAAATACAACTAAACTTTATTTAATTATATAATAAAGTTTCAAAAAAGTCAATATTATTATAAGGAGCAAATAATATGTATTATGCTATATTTAAAGAAGTTGGAACAACAGAAATTGCAGTGTTTAAGACAAAGCAAGAGAGAGATAATTGGGTTAATTTTAAAGACCCACTTAGTCTTGCATTTAGAGAAACGAAAGAAAATTGTATTTTTAAAAGAATGGCTTATAACAAAAAAATAGTTATAAACAAAATTATTGAAGGTTTACATAATACAAAAGAAGATGGAGTTCATACGGTAATTGACAAGGATGAACTTAATCCTAATATTATATGGTATGTGACAGATTATATTGATTTCACAATACCATTTATGTAAAGGAGGCATAAAAGAATGGCATTAAAAGGTGCAATTATCGGAGATATTATAGGCTCACAATATGAGTTTAGAAAGCCCAAGGGTTTTGATTATAAAACTGCCATTTTATTATCAGATAAGTGTCATTTTACTGATGATACAGTATTATCATTGGCTACAAAGTATGCTCTCCAAAATGATATAAGTTTTACAGAGGCTTATAAATTCTTTGGATTGAAGTACAGAAATGCCGATTATGGTAGTTCATTTAGTGAATGGCTTGATGATGATACGAGCGCACCTTATAATAGTTACGGAAATGGTTCGGCTATGAGAATTTCATATATCGTTGATTATTATAATAAATATGCTGATTTAGACAAGATTGTAAAAGCTACTATTCGTTCGGCAATATGCACTCATAATCATATAGAAGGTGTATTGGGTGCAAAAACAGTAGCAGTATGCCTTTGGATGGCAAAGCAAGGTTTTCACAAATATCAAATTCTAAATTTTTGTAATTGCGTATATTCAAAATATGAATATGCTTATAGTTCTGAACATTCTCTTGAAGAATTAAGAAAAATATATCGTTGGAATGAAACTTGTCAAGGCAGTGTACCGGTTGCGATTAGATGTGTTTACGAGGCAAACAACTATACAGAATTTATTAGGAATGTGTTAAGTTTGGATTGTGATGCCGATACGATTTGTGCTATTGGTGGCGGTATTGCCGAAGAATTATTTGATAATAGTGATGATAAAATACTTAAACAGTCCGATGAAATTCTAAATAAATATCTTGATGATTATTTATTAAAAATATTTTATAAAAAATTATAAAATGTATTGAAAAAAGACTTGACATTTTAAGACTTTTGTGATACAATATATTATACAATGAAACAGAGGAGATATATGGATAATATTAAAAATATAATTCAAAGTTCGGGGTATGACTTTTTGAGGAATAACAAAAATCTAAATAAGAATATTATTCTTTTAGGATTGGGTGGAAGTTACTCATACGGAACGAATAATGAAAATTCTGATATTGATATTCGTGGAGTAGCAACCAATAGTAAAAGAAATATTCTTATTGGTGAAGATTTTGAGCAAGTGGCAGATACGAATACTGATACTACTATTTATTCCTTTAATAAAGTCATCAAACTTCTTTGTGCGTGTAACCCTAATATTATAGAAATGCTTGGTTTAAAGCCCGAACACTATATTTATCTAAGTGATATTGGTAAAGAACTTATCAAAAATAAATCTTTATTCTTATCAAAAAGAGCAATTTATGCTTTTGGTGGTTACGCAAACGCTCAATTAAGAAGATTGGAGAATAAATCAGCTAGATTTGTTAATCAAAGTCAACGAGAAGAATACATATTAAAAAGTATTGAACACGCAAACGAAGATTTCAAAAGAAGATATTATGAAATGCCGGATAATGCGATTTCATTTTATATTGATAAATCTGAAAGAGATGATTATGATACAGAAATATTTTGTGATGTATCTTTAAAACATTATCCTCTTCGAGATTTTAAAGGTATCTTTTCCGAGGTGGGTACGGTTTTACAATCATATTCAAAGATAGGAAAAAGAAACGAAAAAGCTATTCAACATAATAAAATTGGCAAACATATGTGCCATTTAATTCGATTATATTTAATGTGTTTTGACATTCTCGAAAAGGGTGAAATCAATACTTATAGAGATAAGGAACACGATTTTCTAATGAAAATTAGAAACGGTGGTTATATTGATGATAACAACCAGCCTACTAAAGAATTTTATGAAATTGTTGACGAATATGAAAACAAATTTGACAAACTAAGGGAAACAACTGATTTGCCTAACAATGTAGATATGAACAAAGTTTCAGATTTTGTTGAAAAGGTAAACGAAATGGTTGTTCTAGGGAAAAATTAATGGCAAATATTATAAAAATGCCTATTCCGGTTAAATTTGCATTAAACAAACTTCATTCAAATGGTTACGAAGCCTATATTGTCGGTGGATGTGTGCGTGATAGTATTATGGGGGTTGAACCTCACGATTGGGATATTTGTACATCTGCTTTGCCAAAGCAAATACAAGAAGTATTTAAGGATTTAAAAGTAATTCTCACTGGTTTGCAACACGGAACAGTAACCATTGTTTATGAAGAAAATGATTACAAACAGTGTCTTGAAATTACTACTTACAGAATTGACGGAGAATATAAAGATAATCGACACCCTGAAAATGTTGAGTTTACATCTAACCTATCACTTGATTTAATGCGTAGAGATTTTACAATCAATGCTATGGCTTACAATGATAAAGAAGGCATTATTGATATGTTTGGTGGTATTAAAGATATTGAAATGGGTCGTTTAAGATGTGTAGGAAACCCTAATAATAGATTTCAAGAAGATGCACTTCGCCTTATGAGGGCTATTCGCTTTGCAATTAAATATGATTTACAAATTGATGATGAAGTTTTTAAATCAATTCAGAAAAACAAAATACTATTAAAGAATGTTTCTATTGAGAGAATTTGTGATGAATTAACAAAAATACTTAAATCAAATATCGGCAATAACGGTTCAAACAAGAACGGGATTGAATTAATTGCTTATCTTATTGATTTCTTACAGGTGGTTCTTGATTATAAATTTGATTTTGATGTACAAGAGATTTATGACAAATTGGTTTTTGTAGAACCAAATGTTCCATTAAGACTTGCAATATTGTTTGATACTATCAATATTGTGAATGCTCTTAAAAAATTAAGATTTTCAAATGATATAATATTCACGGCAAAAACTATTTGTGAATATGGTCATAAAATTCTTGATGATAAAGATATATGGAGTAGTAGGTCAAGCCTTATGTCGGCAATTAATAATCTACATTTAGAAGATGAAAGATATAATGTTGAAGATGATAGTTCATTGAGATATTATGCAAGGTTGTTATTAAAAAATATTCATTCTTGCTCATTTGAATCCATAATATCATTTGCGAAGGCTTGTACCAGCAATGAATATACACTTGTTGCATTAAATATTCTTCAAAAACAAATACAATTTTGTAAAGAAAATGATGCGTATTGCCTTTGTCATCTTGCTATTAATGGTAATGACATTAAACAAGCGGGGTTTAAGGGTAAGGATATAGGAAAAATATTAAATAAACTTCTTGATATGGTTATACGAGAAGATATTCAAAATAACAGAGAGGAGTTATTAAACACTATTGATGAAATACAAATGCAAAGAATGTGGCAGTGAAAAGGTATATGCCAAGCCGAGTGGCAGAAGAATGGCAGTATATTGTTCGGATTGTAACAGTTGGATTTGTTGGACTACTTATAAAAAAATGATTGAAATTTATAAAAAGTTAGAAGAACAAGATTTACCTGACAATGTGGCAATTAGAAGAATATATAAAAGGTCTGGCATAACAAGAATGAATTGTGGCAAATGCAACTGTTTATTATATAGTTCTTGTTATAATAGTCCGGAAGGACAATATGATTTGGTAAATGCAAAATATTGTCCTGAATGTGGCAGGGAATTAATTTAATTTTTTTAAATTATAAAAACTGTCACGAAAAGATACAATACAGAACAGAGGCAATATAAATGTGCAGTATTTAGGTGGAAAAAGTAGAATAAGTAAAAAATTTCGGAGGTTATAAATGCGTTATCAAGGCGGAAAATCGAGAATATCGAAAACAATAGCCAAAACTATGAACTCACTCCTTGGCAGGGGGGAGAGAAACATTTGTCAGTCTTTTCTATGGTAGTTGTTCCATAGAAAGTAAGATAAAAGGCTTTAACAGAATGATACTTAATGATAAACATAAGTATCTAATTGACTTAATCAATTTAAAGTAACTGAAAAATTATTTTTACATAAAGATTGGGTCAAGAAATTAAATATACAAATAAATTTAGGAGAAAAGTATGGAAAAGTTTTATATAGTTGAGAAAGATTCAATCCTAGCTAAAGATTATTTAGAGTATTTAGCATTTGCTAAAATTTTTACGAATTTATTTGAAAATTTTGCTAAAGAAAATAATATTGAAGCTGATGAATTTTATTTAAGCACTAAAAGATTATGGATTAAACCTAAAGGACAAGATTATAAGAATTTTGGAAATTCATTTTTAAAAAGTGAACTTGGCAAATTTAAAGTTAATTCACCATTAAATCAAAAATGGGTAGAGTTGTGTAAAGAAAATAATTTGAGCAAAGTTGTTTACAGACCTTATTTACCATTGTATTTTAATGCGTTTGAAGGTAAGTGCTCATCTAGACTTTTTAAAATAAACGATACTATTTATTGTTCTTTTAGTATGGATAAAGATTTTAAAGCACCATCAGGCTTAAAAGAAATCAAGGGTAGCGAATTTTATAAAGCAATAGAAGATGGCGAATAAAGAGAAAATAAAATATAGATTTTATTGTTCATTTTAAGTCCAAATTCAGAAATTCTAGTTAGTGATACTTGAATTTTTCGTTCTAATGACCAATTTTGCATAGTAATAAGGTCATTATTTGTATATTTTGTCTTTTCTTTTTCCGACATTTATTTTCCTTTCTATGAAATAATAATTAAAATAGCTGTTTTAAACAGTGAATATGTATAAAATCTATAATTCATTTTCAGGCGGTAAAGATTCAACGGTACTGTTAGATTTGGTTAGAAGAGTATTTCCTGATTGTCCGGCAGTATTTATTGATACCGGTTTGGAATATCCCGAACTAAGGGATTTTGTTAAGACCATTGATAGTGTTGTTTGGTTGAAACCTGAGATGAATTTCAAAAAAGTTATTGAAACATATGGCTATCCAATTATCAGTAAGGAAATATCGGGGTTAGTTGAAGTTGCTAAACATAAACCAAATGGTAAGGTTGCACAATTATTTGACCCTAATTCAGAAAGAGTAAAAGAGAAAACTTTGAAGTATGGCAAAAGTTGGGGCAATGCTTATGTTAGGTGGGGAAATTTATTAGATGCACCATTTAAAGTATCAAATAAATGTTGCAATATTTCTAAAAAAGCACCTGCTAAAAAATATGAAAAGATAACGGGAAACCACCCTTTTATCGGTACTATGGCTTGTGAAAGTAAAATTAGAAAGAACGGCTGGTTGCAGACGGGTTGTAATATCTTTGATAGTAATAGACCTAAATCAATGCCTTTATCATTTTGGACTGAACAGGACATATTGCATTATATAAAGGAATTTGATTTAAAATATGCACCAATTTATGGTGAGATTAAACAAGATAAAGATGGTAAATATTATACCACAGGATTACAACGCAGCGGTTGTGTATATTGTGGTTTCGGTTGTCATCTTGAAAAAGAACCAAACAGATTTCAAAAGTTAAAGAAAACACATCCTAAAATCTGGAATTATTGTATGAAAGATTTAGAAAGTGGTGGTTTAGGAATGAAAAATGTTTTGGAATATATAGGAGTAGAAATTGAATAAAGAACCGATATTTAAAACAATTACTATTGATGTGGATGATACGATAGAAGATTTACTAGGTGCTTGGGTTAATTATCTAAACCACAAACATAACCTTTCTGTTAAGAAGAAAGATATAACTGATTGGGATATGGTAAGATTCTTTCCTAGTCTTACAAGAGAACAAATATTTCAACCGTTAATGTGTGAAACTTTTTGGGATTTTGTAAAGCCTAAAAAGGATGCTAGTAAATATATAAAGAAATTAATTGATGATGGTTACAATGTTTATCTTTGTACGTCAACAGATTATCAAAACATCAAAGTAAAATTTGAAAAGATTATTAAAAAATATTTTCCCTTTATTAATTGGAGTCAAGTTATTATTTGTCAGAAGAAACAAATGATTATGACAGATATTCTTATTGATGATGGTATTCATAATCTGGAAAACGGTCATTATATTAAGATATTAATGTCAGCTCCTCATAACGAAAAATATGATGCAGAAAAGAACCATATGTATCGTGTTAATAATTGGGAAGAAATATATAATCTTATAAAATCTTTTAACGATATTCTATACGAAAGTATAGAAGGAGGTAGTAAAAATGTTTAAATGTAAATATTGTGGAACTGAAATGAAGAAAGTTTATTCTTTTA